AAAATATTAAATAATGGGAAGACTTGTCAATCAAGTCTTTCCTAATTAAATTCAGTTATAAATTTAAACAATAAGTTATGTGCGAAATTAGCAATTTAGAAATTACCAATTCAGGTAATGCAAATGGTATCTCATTACAGTTACAAGAAATCATTGAAACCGAAGGTAAAGAACGCTCTCTGACTGTAGAGGAAAAACAATTTATTATTGAAGACGCCACTGATGCATATGGTAAGTTCTTAGATGCATTAGGCGTTGATTGGCGTAATGATCCTAACTCATCTGATACACCAAGACGTGTTGCTAAAGCATACGTTAATGATCTATGGAAAGGTCGTTACGAAGTATTAGGCGAAGTTACAGCATTCCCATCAGATGGATATAATGGTATTGTAATGGAACGTGATATTCCAATCATTTCGATGTGTTCACACCACCACCAAACGATTCAAGGTAGATGTCATATCGCCTATGTACCGGGTCCTCAAACTAAAGTAATCGGTTTATCAAAATTAAATCGTGTGGTTGAACATTTCTCACGTAGAGGTGCTATTCAAGAACAATTAACGATGGCTATTCATAATGCTATGGATAAATTAATTGAAGGTAATGAAGGTATTATGGTAATGATTCACGCAACACACAACTGTGTATCATGTCGTGGAGTTAAACACCAAGGTGCTTCAATGATGACGAGCGAAATATCAGGTGTATTTGCTGATCATGCTAAAACAGCTAAACAAGAAGTATTAGAAATGTTAAAATTCAATCTATAAACACACATTTAATAAGTTATGGAAAACACAGAACAAACTTGGCAAGACCAAATCATCGCAGATCAAATTAAAAAAGATCGTTTATACTTCGTATCCGAGGTAGAGGAATTTAACCAATTATTTGGTAAATTAAATAATAAAATACCTACTATTCCTGAAAAAATGGAACGTGATTTCATTTATAACTTTATTTTAGAGGAATTAGATGAGTATAAACATGCTGCTGAAGAAGGTGACATCATAGAAGTATTAGATGCATTCTGTGATATTATGTATGTACTATCAGCTGGTATTATGGCATTTGGTTTGAAAGATAAATTCTTAGCCGCATATAATGAAGTACAGGAATCGAATCTATCTAAATCATGTGCTACAGAGGAAGAAGCTGATGCAACTGCTAAATTTAGAACAGCAGCATCGGGCCGTCCATGTCATTTTGAAAAACGTGGTGATAAGTTCGTAGTTTATCGTTCAGAAGATCGTAAAGTACAGAAATCACTATCATATTTTGCTCCTAATTTAAGACAATTTTTCACTGAAGACGAATTGAAAAATGCAAAACGATAAAATATTTATCCAAATTGCTTCTTACCGGGATCCTCAATTGCTGCCAACAATTGAGGATTGCCTTAACAATGCATCCCACCCAAAAAATTTAGTATTTGGGATTGCCCATCAATTTAGTAATGAAGATGGATTTTCTAATGATATAGATAAATATCGTATGGATTCTAGATTTAAGATTATAGATATCCCATACAATGAAGCTAAAGGAGCATGTTGGGCTAGAAATAAAATTCAACAATTATATGATGGAGAAGAATATACATTTCAATTAGATTCACATCACCGATTTATTAAAAATTGGGATACAGAATTAATTGAGATGATTAAACATCTTCAAAGTAAAGGACATAAAAAACCATTATTAACATCATATATATCTTCTTTTAACCCAGAAAATGATCCGGAAGAAAGAGGAAAAGAACCATGGTGGATGACTTTTGATCGATTTATCCCTGAAGGTGCTATTTTCTTCCTTCCAGCTGGAATCCCAAACTGGGAGACATTGATTGAACCCATTCCCTCTAGATTCTATTCAGCTCACTTCTGTTTTACATTAGGTCAATTTGCTAAAGAAGTCCAACATGATCCTAATATGTATTTCCATGGTGAAGAAATTTCAATTGCTGTTAGAGCTTTTACTCATGGGTATGATTTATTCCATCCCCACAAAATTGTAGCATGGCATGAATATACTCGTAATGGAAGAGTTAAACATTGGGATGACGATCCAGATTGGGGGGATAAAAATAGCACTTCTCATGCTAGAAATAGAGCATTGTTTGGAATGGATGGTGAGTGTTCTCCATGTATGAGAGATAGTTTAGGATCATATTGGTTTGGAACCGAAAGAACACTACAGGATTATGAGCGATATGCTGGTATTTCATTTAAAAAACGATCAGCTCAACAATATACTTTAGATAATAAATTTGCTCCTAACCCAATCATTGAAGATTTAATTGAATATGAAAATTCATTTTCCAGAATATTTAAACACTGTATCGATATTAATTCAGATTTAGTGCCTGAAAATGATTATGATTTTTGGGTTGTAGCTTTTGAAAATAGTAACGGTGAAACTATATTTAGAGAAGATTTAAATGAAGATCAAGTTAAAAGTATAACAAACATAACAGATCAATTTTATAAAATTTGGAAAGAATTTCAATGTGTTGAACAACCAGTTAAATGGGTTGTGTGGCCACATTCAAAAACTAAAGATTGGTGTGATAAAATAGAAGGTAAATTATAAAATATTATGGATTTAACATTAGAAAGAATGTATCATGTTGGTCAACCTCGCCCTCTTAAAGGACAAGGATTTGGGGGCATATATGAAAATGGATATTATATTAATTATTTACATGGGTTAGATTTCTTTTGTAGAAAACATATTCAAAAAAATACTAAAGTATTAGAATTAGGATGTTTTTATGGAGCATCATCAGAGTTATTTAGAGAATATTCTGATTTTGTAACTAGCGTTGATTTAGTATTACATAAAGAAATGGAAGAAGTAATCAACAGATGTGGAATTAATTTTATTAAGTCTGATTCAATTGAGTTTTTAGAAAATATAAACATTGGAGAATATGATGTTATTTATATTGATACTACTCATGATTTTGGCCGAACAAAAAATGAAATCTTATCTAGCTATAATAAAATGGTAAATGGTCAGATTATTTCTGGTCATAATTATAACTCTCATGGAGTATATAATGCTGTTATGGATGTGTTTGAATACCCTGATATAGAAATATATTTAGATAGTTCATGGGCAATTGAAAAAACAGATAAATTAAAATTAAAATCAAACGTTTCTTATACAAATAATTTTTCTTCTGGGATTCCATATAAAGATAATTTTTCTAGTGAAGATACACCTTGTTTTGTAAAAAATTACCATCAAAATGAAGACGCAAATTTTTATATTTATGAAAAATGTTATATTTCTGATGTAATAAGAAAAAATCAAATTTGGGAACCTTTTATGCATGATGTATTTGAAAAATATATAACTAAAGATTCTGTTGTTATTGAAGGAGGTTGTCATATTGGAACCCATAGTGTAAAATTATCAAAATTATCAAAAAAGTTATATTGTTTTGAACCATTACCTTCATCTAATGAATTGTTAAAAAAGAATTTACAGTTAAATAATTGTAATAATGTTGATGTTTTTAATTGTGGATTGTCCGATAATTTTGAAATTGCAGATTTTGGATGGATCCAATCAAACAACCCAGGAGCATCATTTTTAAATAATAATCCTATGGGGCTACCAGACAATTCACACAATTATAATCAAAATTCAAAAGTAAATTTAATAACAATTAATTCATTAAATCTTGATAAACTTGATTTTATTAAATTAGATGTAGAGGGTTATGAACCTAAAGTGATTAATGGAGGAATAAATACAATAAAAAAATTAAAACCAATTATAATATTAGAATGTTGGTCAAATCATAATAGTGGAGCTGATCCTATACATACTGAAGAAACATTTAGTATTTTATTTGAAATTGGTTATAGAATGGAAAGAATAAGTCATTCTGACTGGTTATTTATCCCCGAAGCGAAATGAAAAAAACATTATTAGGATTATCAAATAATATAACTACTAATAAACAAAAAATAAAAGTTTGGTCGGAAAGTTTTAGAAAATATTCTGATGGTAATGTTGTTTTAATTGCGGCTAATGCAAATGAACAAGATATCAAAACATGTGAAGAATTAAATATTAAATATTATCAAGTAACAGTCGATGATACTTGGTATATTAATCATAAACGATTAGAACATACTCGAGACTTTATTCAACAATCAGATGGAGATTTATTTTTAATTACTGATGTGTTTGATGTTGTATTCCAAAATGATCCATTTTTAAAATTTGATTTAAATTATGATTTATTTTTTACTGGAGAAGGTATATTAATATCTGAAGAACCATGGAATGCAGATGTAATTAATAAAGTATTTCCTGGGGAACTTAATATTTGTATAAATAATGAAATTATATGTAGTGGAGTTATTGGAGGTAAAAAAGATCAGTTAGTAGATTTATACACTCAAATGTTTGATAAATGTGAATCCGGTACTAATGATCATAATATTAAAGATCAAGCAGCATTAATTTTATTATTAGCAAATAATAAATTAAATAATTATAAAATACTTAATTTAAATGATGCTTGGGCAATGCATTGTGCCACTTCAGGCCCTACTCAATTTTTTGAAAGTTGGGGATTACGAAATAATATTGAATCTCGATATAATGTGCCTAAACTAACAGATGGAAAAATTTATACTAATAATGGAGAATTATTTGACATAGTACATCAATTCAACCGAATTCCAGAGTGGAACAAAATTTTAACTAAAGAATATGAGTAATGCTGTTTGTGTATGCACAATGGGTTCTACTAATAATGAATTTAGAAAAAAATGGCATACTAATTTTAATTTATTAAATTATGAATCTTTTGTTTTAATTGATACAACAATATACCCATTAATAACTAAAGATTTTACATATAATGAGTTAGATATTAGGAATAATTTAAACTTTCATTTAGATGTAAGCAAACATCATTATTGGAATTCATATGGAAATCGAAATTTAATTTGGTTTTATCCTCAATTTAGGATGTTAAATTTTTATTTATCTTATCCTAATTATGATTATTATTGGTTTTTTGATGATGATTTAAATATGAATGATTGGTCATTATTTTTAGAACAAACCGATATTGATACATCTGATTTTATTTCATATTTTATATTTAAAAATGTTGGAATTACTTCACAACCTCAAGTACCCAACATTGATAATAGAACATCCTCTGGAGAATCATGGTTTGATAGATATCCAGGACATCAAGATATAATGCCGGATGATGTGACTGAAATATTTGGATCGTTTTTTCCAACTACAAGATTTTCAAATCAAGCTATGAAAAAATTATTAGAAATAAACCAACAAGGATATCATGGATATGGAGAAGGGTTTGTACCTACAATGTTAAATTATCATGGGTTAAAATTAAAATCACTACATAATCCAAATAATACATCAGATATATTTGACTCAGAAAAAATAAATATTTTACATAAAAACACTAAAATCAATTGGGAATGGATATAAAATCGCCAGTAATTGTTACTGCATTATATGATATTGGGAGAGATAATTGGGAGAAATTTACCCAATCGTATGGTGGGTATTTACATTGGATGGAACGGACTTTATCTATAGATAATCCAATAGTAATATACACTCAAGAAAAATTTAAAGACGAAATTACTGCTATCCGTTCTAATTACGATCCTGAATTTACTAATACAAAAATAATAATCCAGGAGTTAGAAGAATTAGAAGTATATAAGCTGTATTTTAAAAAATTAGATTCATTAATGGGGTCTCAAACATTCATTGATAAAACATCATTTGATGTTCCTGAAATGAATAGACCATTATATAATGTAATTATGTTTAACAAAATATTCTGGTTACAGCATGCCGTACAAAATAAATTCTTTAATAATGATTTGGTTATTTGGGCTGATGCTGGAGGATTAAGAGAGGAAATTGAAAAATATTCAAATATTAAATGGCCATCATTAGATAAGATAAATAATTTAGATAATAATAAAATTACATTCTTTAGCCATAATGATGATTTTAATATTGAAGAACAAGATAAAGAATTTTATGCTTTATCTCAGATTAGGAATATTCAAGGTACTGCATTTGCTGCTCCGTCTCATTTAGTTGAATCATTACTTAATGATTTTACATATTCTATAGATGAAAGTCTAGAACGAGGGTATATTGGAAGTGATGAAAAAATATTTGATTTTACTTTTGTAAGAGATAAATTAAAATATTATTTAATTAAATGTACGTGGAGAGAATATTTTAGTATACTTTCTTAATTATGTTTACAATAAAAAGGTTATATGTATCAATCAATTTATTACGATAAATCAACAAGAAAATATCACTTACGTGATGATAAATTGGGTTGGAATACTTTCGAGTACCAACCCACATTTTACAAACCAGATACTAACGGACAATATTTAACATTATTCGGCGATAAAGTATCACCAACTAAAACATACTCAGATAATTGTTATGAGACTGATGTTGATAAAGCTACTCGAGTATTAGTTGATTTATACTCAGAGTCAGACGATGTACCAGAATATCACAATACGGTATTCTTTGATATTGAGTGCGAGATTGCAGGCGCATTAACACCACAAACGGTAGCTAATGCTCCAACTAAAATTACTGCAATTGCCCTATACGATAATTCATTAAAACAATATTATTGCTATATTCTAGATGAAGATCAATTACTTACTAATTCTGAAAAAGATAATACATTTGTTATTTCTTGTATTAATGAAAAAGTATTATTGCAGATGTTCCTTGATAAGTGGGAGCAAATAGATCCAACGATAATCTCGGGGTGGAATAGCGAATTCTTCGATGTACCTTACACATACAACAGAATTGCCAAAGTATTAGGTAAAACACAAGCTGACCGCTTATCTCCGATTAAAAAAGTAGCTATAGGTGAAGATAATGGTGAGACAATAGTCAAAATTGGTGGTGTGAATCATTTAGATTACATGTTATTATTTAAAAAATATGTAACTAAACAAGAGCCGTCATACGCGTTAGGTAATATCGGAACCAAATATGTTAAATTAGGTAAGATTGAATACTACGGATCATTAGATAAGTTATTTAAGGAAGACGTACAGAAATTTATCGAATACAATATTCGCGATGTTGAGATTTTAGTTAAGTTAGAGGAAAAAATGAAATTTATTGATCTAACAGTTACTGTTGGTCACTTATGTCATACTACCTATGACAATATCTATTTTTCAACTGCACTGAATGATGGCGCTATTTTAACTTACCTAAAACGTAAAAATATTGTATCGCCTAATAAACCTACTACATCAAATCCTAAATTAGGTGGGTTATCACGTAAGAAAGCTGAATTCGATTATAAAACAGGTAAAATCACTAAAGAACAATTAGATGAAATTATTGAATTATCTGAATATGCAGGTGGTTATTTAAAAGATCCAGAACCAGGGCTATACGAGTGGGTAATTGACTTGGACTTTACATCACTGTATCCATCAATTATTCGTTCTTTAAACATTGGCATTGAAACATTAGTTGGTCGTATTGTAAATAAACATAAAACTGATAATCAGTGGTCCCTAGATGAATTAAAAAACATGGATCCAAACACTAAGATTACAGTTGAAAAATTACTACCAGATAGAACACTAAAGCTAACAGAAACAACAGCAGGTATAATGTATGATTTCGTTAAAAACAATAACCTAATTATATCAGCTGCTGGTGTTATATTCGATAAAAATAAACAATCAGTCGTGTGTGAGATCCTAACTGACTGGTTCAATAAACGTGTCGAGTATAAAAATTTAATGAAAAAAGCATATAAGTCCGGAGATGCTACTATGGGTGAGTTTTATGACAGACGCCAATATGCATATAAAATTAAATTAAATGATGTGTATGGTGTATTTGCATTAAATTCATGGCGCTACACTGATGGACATAAGATGATATCTAAAGCCATTACATTAACAGGACAACGATTAACTCAAGAATCGATTATATTCTGTAATAAAATAATGAATGAGCGATTAGGTACAAATAATAAAGATTATATTATAACTTCAGATACCGATTCATTATTTATTCATGTTAAGGATTTATTACGAGCTGAAGGTGTTGATTTAACTGATAAAGCTGCTTGTATTGCTGCTACGTTAGAGCTTGCAACCGAAATACAATCATTAGCAAATAAGCATTTAGATACGCTAGTAGTTGACTTATTTAATCTACATGATCGACCTCATTATTTTGAATTAAAGCAGGAAGTAGTAATTGAACGAGGGTATTTCTCGGGTAAACGTCGTTACGCAATGTATATTGTAAATAAGGAAGGTGTTACAGTTGAGGAGCTAGACATGAAAGGATTAGATCTGATGAAATCTAATTTCCCACCATTATTCCGTGAATTTGGTGAGTCGATTCTAAATCAAATTATGTTCGGAAAGCAAAAACAAGATATCGATAAACAAATACTTGAATTTAAAACCAAAGTAAATACAATTGATTGGCGCCAGCTATTAAAGCCGACTGGATTAAAGCAATTAGGATCATATATTGATTCACGTCCTAGAAACGGTGAAATATTTAGTAGATTACGATTAAAATGTCCAATCAATACTAAAGCAGCTATTCGCTATAATGATTTACTACAGTTTAAAGGACTGGATAAGCAATACTCTAAATTCCAAGTTGGTGATAAAATGCTAATTGCATATCTAAAAGATAATCCATTTAAGATTGATTGTATTGGATTTAACGGCTATAATGACCCTCCACAAATTATAGAATTTATTGAAAAATACATTAACCGTGGATTATTATTTGATTCAGTAATGAAAAATAAAATCGAAGGACTATATTCCGATATTGGATGGGGTATGCCTATATTTAATGCTAATTTTAATAAATTCTTCACTTTTGATTAAAAACACACTTTCTTCATTAAATTAAGGTTATGATCGATAAACGTAAATTAGTAGATACTATTGAAAAATATTATCTAAACGGATTAACTGAAGCAGTTAAGTTCAACATTAAAAATAATGTATTAACAATTCCATTCTCTACTACTAATCGTGATGTGGTTGGGAATGTTACACTACCAATTGAATTACCCAATGCTGAATTTGGTATATATGAAACTACCCCACTACTGAAATTATTGAATATCCTAGATACTAATACTGACATCCAATATCAGGAAAAATTCGGTATTGTAGAAAAACTACTAATTGAAGATAATCAATACAAAATGATGTTTTCAGTATCTGATATTTCATTAATTCCTAAAACACCAAATGTGGTTGATGCAACTTATCAATTAACATATGCTATGGAACCTGATTTCGTTACTCGATTTATTGATTGTAAAAAAGCATTGGGACCAGATGTGAAAACATTTACATTAGAACCACAAACAGATACTGCTCGAATTATATTAGGTGACCCATCAGGATATGCTAATAAATTAGAATTTAATATTCCTGCTAAAACTGAAGGGTTTCCATTTGCATCGTTATTATTTCCATCTGATGTGTTAAAAGAAATATTATCCGCTAATAAAAACTTTGATACTGCTGAAATGAAGGTAGATGGGGAAGGATTAATGTATTTATCATTTACAGAAGAAAATGCAGTATCTCAATACTTTATTATGGCTTCCCAAGTTTAGATATATTTATATACGAGTAGGAAAGTATAATTTTCTTAATTACATTTATCTGTACTTAAAAAATAAAAGTTATGTCTGAAGAAAAGAAAGCATTCGGTCGCGTAAAGGGCCAAACAAAATCACAGTCCACTATTTCTGATGAGTATTTTACTCCATATGAGATCCAAATCGATGACTATAGCTTTACAGTTGTAGATTCGACTAAACCTACTAATGGATTCTGTGGTAGCTTTACTAGTTTAGCTGGTGCTGTTGATAAAATAGTACAATATAAAATCGCAAGTAAACGCGAAACCTATTCATTAACTAGTTTTATTAACGAATATAAAGAAACAAAAAATAATATTAAACAATTACTAGAACTATGATCAAAGCAGTATTTGACAATATCGTTATTAAAAACGATGAAACAGGAGACAAAATGTATGGCTCCATTGTAATTCCAGACATGGGAAAAGAAATGCCTCACATCGGAACAATTATCGATGTAGGACCAGGACGTATCAATGATTCAGGAATATTAATTCCAACTGCATTTAAAGTAGGGGATAAAGTAATATTACCTAAAATCGGACCAGTACGAGTAGAATATGATGGGGTAGAATACCTCGTTACATCAGAAAGAAATGTTTTAGCACTAATTGATAAAGAAGAAAATGAATAAACAGATTGTATTTAACCAAGAAGCAAAAACCAGCTTACTAAAAGGTGTAACCAAATTATCAGACGCAGTTACGTGTACTTTAGGACCAAACGGTCGTAATGTAATTATTGAGAACCAAGGCGGTAATCCAACATCAACTAAAGACGGTGTTACTGTTGCCAAATCAATCTCATTAAAGGACCCAATTGAAAATGTTGGCGCTCAGATTTTAAAGCAAGCAGCAATTAAAACAGCTGAATTAGCAGGTGATGGTACTACAACTACTACATTACTAGCCTATGAAATGGTAAAGTATGGTTTTGAAGCTATTAAAGCTGGCTCAAACGCAGTAGAAGTAAAACGTGGTATTGAAAAAGCATCTAAAGAAATAATTACCGAATTGAAAACAATATCACAAGATATTAGTTCAGAAGATCAAATCCACCAAGTAGCAGTTATCTCAGCTAATGGAGATGAGGAGATGGGAACATTGATTTCTGAGGCAATGAATAAAGTAGGTGTAGATGGTGTAGTAACAGTAGAGGAATCACGTATTGGAGAAACATCATTAGAAATTGTAGAAGGTATCCAATTCGATAAAGGTTATAAGTCGATGTACTTTGTTACAAACAATGATACGATGACTGCTACTTTAGATAAACCACAAGTTCTATTATATAATGGTAAGTTAACTCAAGTTAAAGAATTACTACCATTACTTGAAGGTTGCTCTCAAGCACAAAAATCACTATTAATTATTGCAGAAGATATTGATGGAGAAGCATTATCAGCATTGATTGTAAATAAAATGCGTGGTATTTTAAAAGTAGCTGCTGTTAAAGCACCTGATTTTGGAGATCGCCGTTTACATATCTTAGAAGATATTGCTACAGTAACGGGTGGAACAGTAGTAACACCAGAAAAGGGTATGAAACTAGAAAAATTCAATACAGAATGGCTAGGTTCAGCTCGTTTAGTTAATGTTGCTAAAGAAACAACTACAATTGTTGATGGTAAAGGCGATGTAGATAAAATCGAACAACGTATTGATGATTTAAAAGCTCAAATCGATAAAGCACAATCATTCTTTGAAATTGAAAAATTACAAGAACGATTAGCTAAATTAACGGGAGGTGTAGCTGTTATCTCAATCGGTGCTGCAACGGAAGTAGAGATGAAAGAGAAGAAAGATCGTTTAGATGATGCATTGCATGCTACTAAAGCTGCTTTACAAGAAGGCATCATTGTAGGTGGTGGATCTGCATTACTACATGCACGTAGAAAATTAAATACAGAATACGAAACAACAGATTTAGAATTAGGTCGCCAAATTGTTCGTAAAGCATGTTTAGCTCCATTTGTTAAAATTCTAACCAATGCGGGGTATGAAGAAACAGATACTTGGGATCTAGTCAATAACATCTCCAGATCAGAATCAACTGATGGATATGATTTAAAATCAAAATCAGTTGTTAATTTAATTGATAAAGGTATTATCGATCCAACTAAAGTTACTCGTTTAGCATTAGAAAACGCAGTATCGGTTGCAGGTACAATTCTAATTACAGAGGCGATTGTATACGAAGAACCTGAAAAGGATAAGCAAAATTCACCTATGGATATGGGAATGTATGAATAAGGATCAATTCATTTATTGGCTTAAAGGTTATGCTGCAGGTCATGAACATGCACCAACACCGAAGCAATGGGAAACCATTGTTTCGGAATTGGATAAGATTAAAGACTGTCCTGATTTTGGTTCACCAATTGAAGAATTTAAACCAAGTCCGATGTGGCAGGAACCACATTATGTAAATCCGTGGGATAAGTATAAGATAACTTGTACTACTTCTACAGCAACATATAAAGCAAATTTACCTAAAGAAGATAATCAATTAGAATTAAATTTAGAGTAAATAAACTGTAGTGTGGCGGAACTGGCCTACGCATCCTCCTGTCCCGGGGACGTGGATAAAGAAATAGATTGATGATACGGGGTAGACCACCAGCTTGCAAGCGTTTGTTATCAATTGAATCTCCACTTAATGGTTCGAATCCATTTGCTACAGCTAGAGTACAAACTATAACGCGGGAACAGGTATCTGAACATATTACGCATGAAAAAATTTGTAAAAATTGCAACAAGATTAGAGGATGGAAATGTTTTAAGATCATGGATTGATCAAGGTTTCATTCATCAGTTATCCCAAAATTCAGCTACACAAGCTGGAAATAATGCAGGAACTTGTGAATTTATCAATGGTGACACTATTGAAATAATCACATTTAATGAAACTATTGATTCATTATCTTAAATAAAATACAGACGCTAGTGCGCGACTAGATCGAAGACACCACGGCATACCGTAAGATCTGCTCGCTTAGGAATTGGGCCAAATCGTTGGTTGGACGGGAATGGGGGAACTCCCGGTGTTAAACCCCTAATTTTGGACTTGTAGCTCAGAGGTAGAGCAAATGACTCATAATCATTAGGCCGGGGTATCGTAATCCTCCTGGTCCACTTAAAATAAATGTTATAAATAATAAATGCCATACTTAAATCATAACATCCCAACATTAACTTGTTTCATTAGAAATGAATTTTTATTTAATCACACAAAGGGCCATTCTGAATACACATTGTGCGATGTTCACTCGGTGGCATCTATTGAAAAACGAGTCCCGTTATTTGAAGCGTTCTTAGAAAACGGTGTTAACTGGACCCGAAGACCAATCAATGCATTCTGTTGGAAAAAAGATGCTGAAAAATTACCATTAAGTGAATACATGTATTGGGATTGCTTTAGCTCCTATATAGATGTACAAGTAAGAGCTAGAATGTCTGGATTAAGAGCTGATCTAATATCCATATCAGGAGTAAAGAGACAAGGCATATATCAGTTTACAATAGATTGGTCATTCGAAAATCGTAGTATGTTAGACACCAACTTTTCAGAAACACCAGAACATAAATGTGGACACGTTTTTAAAATGGATAATGGAAACTATTTCATTTATCCAAATAATAGAATTATATGGATGGATAATGCGTGGACATACAACAGAATTAGTGGAAATCCAGGATATCAAATAGACATGTCAGTGTACTCAATTGAGAACAAGACAAACTACGAGACTGACTATAACTACTTCACTGAATTTAAGCAACAGGACATTAAAAAATAAATGTTATGACAATAGTAGAAGAAGTAACAAAGTGTAACGATTGTCCATTTTGGGGAAACAGCATGGATGGTATGGAATGTAGACACCCATATTTTAAGAAAAGAGCGGAAGAAAGAAGATTTATTTATATAACGGAAGATGATGGATGGGACCCATATGAAAATATGATTATAAATAGTAGTAATGTAAATGGTATTCCTGATAAATGTCCTTTAAAGTCAGGTGAGGTAGTAACAATAGTTAAATTAAAATAAAAAGATATGTTTCCATTATTTGCAACTAATATAGCAGCCCTACAAACACTAACCCATTCAGTCCTATCATCACGAAATAATGATTCAGATTACTCCCATTTAGAAGCTAAACCATGGAGTGAGATAGAAAAAGAAAGAGAAGAGGCAGAAATTGAAATGGAAGTAGATGGGATTATAAATGAATTAGAGAAAGAAGAAAACGCTAGAATAAATGCCATGACAGTAAAATCAGTAAAACTACAATTAGAGCGTGCCCAAGAGGAAATCGCTTTATTAAATGAAAAAATCGCTATACTCGAAAATACGATTGATAAATTAAAAGCTCTTAATTACATTCAAGAAAAATATAACATCCCAGGTAATTAATATGCAACACACTCTTTGGACAGAGCGTTACCGCTCACAAACATTAGATCAATATATAGGCAATGATGAATTGAAAACTACAATTCAGAGTTGGATCACTAAAAACGACATACCACACTTGCTGCTATATGGTAAAGCAGGTACAGGTAAAACTACATTAGCCAAATTAATTACATCAAATATCAATTGCGATATGATGTATATCAATGCATCAGATGAAAACGGCATTGATACGATTCGAGATAAAGTAAAATCATTCGCTTCTACATCTACATTTCAACCATTAAAGGTAGTAATACTAGATGAATCCGATTACTTAACTATCAATGCACAAGCATCGTTACGTAATATAATCGAAACATTCTCGGCTAAAACACGTTTTATTTTAACGTGTAACTACGTTGAGCGTATTATTGAGCCATTACAATCTAGATGCCAAGCATTCAAAATCGAAACATTATCCAAACCATTAATTGCTGCTCACATCGCTGATATTTTAACTGCAGAAAATGTTATATATCATTTAAAGGATGTAGCTAGAATTATCAACGAGTATTACCCAGACATTCGTAAAATTATTAATGTAACCCAACAGAATACTATTAATGGTGAGTTAGCACTTACTAAAATCAATACTAAATTCGATATAACAGATGTAGTTAAATTGCTCCAAGGTAAAGATGCATTCAAATCAGTTAGACAATATCTAGTAGATAATAATATATCTGATTTTGAACCAATGTATAGAGCGCTATATGATGAATTAGGTAAAGATAATGGAATGATTACAATGACATTAGCTGAATACCAATTCAAACACTCAACAGTTACCGATAAAGAAATTAATTTCATGGCATGCATAGCCTCAATTATAAACACAATTAAATAATGGAAACTAAACAAACAGCAGTAGAATGGCTAATAGAAAGACTTGAAATTAATAATTCAGTTTTTAGAGCAGGAGAATTTTGGAATCTTATAAAAAACGAAGCCAAACAAATGGAGAAAGAGCAGATAAAAAATGCTTTTGTAAAATGCTGGGAATCAAATATCCCTGATGGCATAGAATGTAAATTAGATGCAGAAGAATATTACAACGAAACTTACAATAAAACTAAATAATGAAAAATTTAATTAGAATAACTATTTTATTTGCATTAATAACTCAAATTAGTCATGCTGCTTACATATACTACACTTTATCAAATGGTGGATTATTTGAGCAGATTATGTCTTGGGTATTTGCCGTTTCTTTAGAAACTAGTATATTCATCTTTACTATGGCTGGTAAAAGAAATACAGCTATATTCTTTGGTTTAATTTCATGGTCAGTCAATATCTTGTCATATTGGTTTGAAATTGGATTCACTCAAAAGTTCGTAGCAATGAACGTTGTCTCTATTATCATTCCAATAACTATATTCTTTTATTCCGAATTAATTAAAAGCGACAAAAGAACATATACAAAATCATTAACAAAAACCAATACAAGAAAATAATATGAATCAACAACAAATGAATGTTAATCTCGAAGATACTACGGAGATTAAATGTGAAGAATGTGGTAACAATACATTCCAACAAGGAGCAATGTTACGTGGTATATCGCGCTTTATCACCATGACTGAACAAGATGGTGTGATGCCTATTCCTGTATTTTACTGTATTAAATGCAGTCATGTTAATGAGCAGTTTTTACCTAAAACACGCCCATTAGATGAAGCCCCATCAGTTGAAGTAATTGATGAGCAGCCAAAACGTTCACGTTTTCCACGTCCTGAATAATGAATATTCATAGATAGGTTCCTCTCTATATATTTATTATCGGATAAAAATAATAAATTATGATAGGAATATATAAAATAACATCACCATCTAAACGAATATATATTGGTCAAAGTATCGATATTGATAAAAGAAAAACATCATATATAAATAAACACCAATACACATTAGGTCCTAAAATATATAATTCAATCAACAAACATGGATGGGATAAACACCAACATGAAGTAATTGAAGAATGCAATGTAGAACAACTTAATGAACGTGAAACATACTGGAAACAATATTATATTGATCAATATGGATGGAGTAAAATGTTATTTTGTGAACTTCATGATAATGGAGGGGGACCTAGAAGTGAAGAAGTAAAACAAAAAATTAGTATAAATTCTCTAGGCAAAAACAGTATAATAATCCATCAATTTAATTTAGATGGAGATTATATTAAGCAATGGGATTCTATAGTAAGTGCTGAAAACATATATGGAAAAGGCATTAAAGATAATTTAGCAAACAAACTACTAACATCAGGAGGATATATATGGAGTTATAATAACAATGTTCCTGATTCTGATTATATTAATAAAGTTAAAAATAAGTATTCACCATTAAGAACACCAGTATTACAATTTACATTAGATGGTAATATTATTAAAGAGTGGGGGAGTATTATAGAAATAGAACGAGAATATAATTTTAAAAATTCTAATATATCTGCAGTATGTGGAGGAAAACAAAAAACAGCATATGGTTATAAATGGGCGTATAAAAACAATGTTTGATTGGCTGAATGAAATATCATTTATAAAAACACCATCAGATCAATTTACTGATACGGATTGGAAACTATTTAATTCATATTTAATTCACCGTTATCTTAGTATGTCGTCTGAATATTGTGTGTTTGTAAATGAAGTACAAGCTATACCCAATCTATCAATAGAACAAGTATATAATATTTACTTATCATTATTACCTAAAGCTAAAAAGTACTTTAAATATACTAAAGCAGCAACCGAAAAGATAGATAAGGATAAAGTTTCTAAATTATCTTTATTATTGCAAGTATCTCAAAGAGAAGCAAACGATTATCTTGCTTTATTAAGCAACGATCAATTTCAAGACATATTAAACAGTTATGGCCAAAACACAGATACCCGCCTTTCTAAAGGAAATAAAAAACAAAGCGGTAAGAGAAATAAATTATCAAAATGATAAAACAATATCGTATTCTCAGTTCTCTATCTATGCTAAATGTCCATTTCGTTGGGGCCTAGAATATAGGGAAGGGTATCGTATCTATCAGCCATCGATGGCTGCTGTGTTTGGTACTTCAGTACACGTTGCAATGCAACACTATATTCAAACAATGTTTGATACTAGTGGTGCTGAAGCAGATCGTTTAGATATTGAGTCGTTCTTTCAACAGACATTCTCAGACGAATACAAGAAAACACTAAACGATAATAAAGGTGTTCATTTCTCGTCTGCATCCGAAATGCGTGAGTATTATGAAGATGGATTAGCAATTATTGATTACTTTAAAAAGAATAAAGGCGAATACTTCAGTACTAGAAAATGGCACTTAGTTG